TGGCACTGCGCCAATGCCTACTCGCCCCGTGCTGTCGATATACATCCGATTCACCGCATTGGTGCCGAATGCCATCCGCGCATTGTTTTGGTTGTAATTTATGAAGCCGCCGTAAGAGCCGCCGCCTGTGGTTTCCGTGTCAGCAAAGTGAATTGAACCGTAAGTATTGGCCGCCGAGAAAATGGTGATTCCCGCTTGAGCTGTGCCATCTCCCACAATTAAAGGAAGGCCAAAGGAATTGAAGCCTGTGGAGTTGTGCCCGATGGCGACGTTTGTTGTCCCATGCTCGACGGTAATAGCTGTTGATCCACCATAGCCCGCGCCAAGCTGTAAGTCTTCGTTGTACGAGAGAATGATGCCCTCATCGACGATGATTTTCTTGTTGAAGTAGAAGCGCGAGCGATCAGTCTGTATGTGAGCATAGGAGGCATTGTTCGGCCCTAGGTCAATATATCCATAGCCTGTCGTATGTCGCAGTACGCCCGTAGATAGAATCTCTGATCTGGCGTCGTATGTCGCTGTAGACGTGTCGGTGTAGTGCCAATCGGTAAAGCGCCCGATTTCCATATTGCCGTTGCTGTCTACTTTCGGGATGTGTTCAAACCAGTCGCCAGACGTTTGTGCCGCGTGATACCCGTCAAGCGTGTCAGCCGCTAAGCCTGAGCCAGCGCCATCGTTGCCTGAGTGCCATATCTCAGAGCCGACACTGTTGCCGCAGTCAGTGATGTCTATATAAGCGCCACGGAAGTTACCGCCACCCTCAAAGAATCGGACGCTGTTTGTCTGAACATCGAAAATCAGATCGCCCGCGATGCTTGTCGTGGGGGGCTTGGTCAGTCGAATTTCGCCGCCCTCTGCACCCGAGACAGACGTACCGCCGACAGTAAGAATCCCGTCCATCGTGTCGTCAGCGTCAGAGGTCAAGAAGTTGCCGCTGCCTGATACGGTCGAAAACGAGAGATTGCCAGAGCCATCTGTAATGATGACCTGTCCGCTTGTACCATCGCTTTCTGGGTATTTCAGACTGTTTACGATGACGCCATCAGGGAATTGAGCCTCTCCAGTCGTGGCGGCTGAGCCAATAATCAGGCCCGCCTGATCAGCGACAAAGCTAACAGCCATAGCCTGCTCTGAAAAACATTGTCCGCTACTTGAAGCAAGCTGAATAGTCAGGCGTAAATAACCATAGTTTGATGGCAAAGTGACCGTCTCGCGCTGTACTTCGTTGTACTCATAGACATAGCCAAATTCAGTTTGTGTCTGAGTTACAGTGTGCAATACCTCAGAGCTGACGCTGACCGTACTCCAAGATGTGCCATTACTCGACCACTCAAAACGAGCGAAAAATTGTCGATTGGTCGTGGAATAATTGGTTGTGCTGCTAAATCTGTACGTGAAAACAGCCTCTAATTCGATTGGCTCTGTGGTCAGCGCAGAACTGCCCAGATCGCCCGTGGTTATGTAGGTATAAACAGACGTCCCATCCACTGAGTCGGTGTCAGTGAAATAAAAGCCATCCTTTGAATTGATGAAGCGACGCTTGATTTCGTTGTATACCGCCTCGGAAACTTGATCTATTCCGACTTGCCCAGGCGCCACTGAACTGGCCTCGACATCCCCGTATAGATTGCCATCAACGATGTCGATCACATCGGCTCGAACCGTACCGTCGACAATCAGCTCGCCCGCAGAGTTATCAAAGGACAGCTTATCCTTGAGGCTGAAGTCGCCGCTGCTGTCTAAATAGAATCCTGTGTTGGCATTTTTAAACGCCCCGACGCCTTCGTATAGCTTGTTATTACTGATGCTGATACCGCCGATGGTGCCCGACTCTAGCGCGTCAGAAGGGAATGCTGCGAGCGTAAGAGCCACAGGCTGGCCATATAAGCCGCCATATTTAATGACGTCAGAGGAGCCTGTTTCGAGCCAGCCCAGGGCGACAAACTCTGCGCCAGTGGTGTTTTCAGGATCAAAGGTTTGGCCTGATGTTGGTGTCGCCGTCGTGTTGTCGTCGTAATACCACTGATCGTCGATCTTGTAGGCAAAGGCCACGTCGATACTCTGTACCGTGCCCGCCGATATATCGAATGGGTTTGACTTGTTTACGTCAAAGACGATGAACCCGCGTTGATTCTGGACTTGCGTGGCAAAGGTCGCCGTCGACGTCAGCTGATCACTTTCAATGGTTATCTTTGAGCCGTCCCAGATAATAAAGCCATCAGAGTCATTTACTGGCGTGCCATCTCTAGCTACGCCAACAAGAGCGCCCTCGCCATTGGCTGTGGTCTGCCCTGCGTCCTTGTTGATATAGAGCGCCAGGGAGCCATTGACCATCGACTCGATGTCACCAATCTCAGTCCCGCCGATCGTAACAGTGCTGGCGATCGTGCCAGATTCTGCGTGTATTTCGCCACGCGCTGTGATGTTGTTGAATTCGACGTCACCAGAGCGCTCAATCTTCCAGCCCGCTGAGTCTTGCGAGTAATTGTCAGACTCCAGCTGTGTGGCGATCTTTGTGACGTCCACAAAATTCTCAGGCAGCTCTACTGTGCGAAGGTCTAGCGGGTCACTGAATAATCCGCCCTCTGCAATGCTGTCAGCTGATGAGCCTGTCTTGAGTGTGCCTAGTGCGACGATCCTGGCTGTTGTGGTGCCATCTGTGCCCGTGGTCGTGCCCGTAAAGCTGTCGGGATTGAAGCTGACGGGATTGGCTGAATCGTCATCGTAGTACCACTGACCGTCCTCGTAATAGACAAAGCCGACGTTAATGCTGGGCAGGGTGCCCGACATATCGAACGGTGCTGTCTTGTTGCGGTCAAAACCAATCCACCCCTGCTTACCTGATAAGTTGGTCAGCGCCGTGAAATCATTGTGATTATCGTGGTTGATGTCGATCTGCTTGCCATTCCACACGATCGAGCCGTCCTGGCCGTATCGCAGAGTGCCATCCAGGTTGAGGCCGACGATGGCCAGCTCACCACTATCAGACACATATGACGTGTGCTCGACTGTGCCAGTGCCGTCTAAATTGGTGCCGTCTCTTGTGGCTGTAAATACATCTCCCACAGTGCCCTGCGACCCAAGGCCACCCCATCCGAACGTGCTGGTAGTGCCCAGCGTAAGGACTTCATATTCCTCGCCCTCTTTGATCTCTGACACATTGAGGTCTGTCGGATAAGCATTTTGATTTAGTAACAGCCCCAGGTTTTTGATGCGGATATCGGTCGCTTTCGCAGTCACTGCAGTGCTGTAATCTGACTTATTGCCTGATCGGTCGACAGTACGGGCGAAATAATATTTTTGAGTGCCAGGTGCTAAATCGCCCTCGATGAACTGCTCGCCCATAACGCTGGTCGTGGGCGTGGCGCTTTCTGCTGGCTCAGTATTTGACGCGACCGCGTGAATCTCTGTGTGACTGAAATCACTGTCGTCTGGGTTGGTCCATGAGACGACGATTCCCTCATAGTCGCCCCGGGCTGCCAGGTTGGTGACATTCGCGGGCGGCGTATCATCCCCATTAATGACCTCAGTTGTGGTCACATAATCACTATAAACGCCCGCCGTGTTGCGTGTGCGGACTGCGAATTCGTAGGTGACTGGGTTATCTGGATTGAATTCCAGGTTGAAAATATCCAGGCTTGTGTTCACCGTCGTTGATTTATTGGTGTAAACGCCAGCTGTGGATTTCTTCCAGACGACGTGATATTCCTCGACAAACGCCGTGTCCGCAGCCGTCCAGGATAGATCCACTGACGGGACGACCTTGCCATCACCATCAATCGCTGTGGTTTCTGTGGCCGTTAAATTCGTAGGTGCTGGCGCCTCAGTCATATCAGGCAGGTCTGTGCTCAGGTTGTCTGGCGGAGCGCCTGCAGGTACAAACGGGTAAATGGAGCTGTTGTATTCAACCAGAGACAATTTGACCTCGCCGTCATCTGTCACCTGGGTGTCGACTACCCTCATGTTTTGCTTGGCAGCGCCAGTCCAGCCCAGGGTTGGATGCTCCAGGACGACGATATCGCCGACAGCGACGTCAATAGCCTCGGATGTGGCTGTCAGCTGTACTGCGTTCACGTTCTTGCGTGAGGCCTCCAGGATGACACGACAAAGATCACGGACAGCTGAATATCGGATCATCGTATTGACGGTGATCTCCTTGATCAGCTCCTCGCCATTATCCTCCTCGAGATAATCGTCATAATCGGTATCGCCTTTTTCTGGCCACATCGCTGTATCGAGCTGCCAGTTTGCTTCGGGATTAACGAACTTGCCGATAACGCGGTTGTAGCGCTGCTTTTTGCCTGCCTGTTGGACAGCTATATCTGACGTGATGTTGTTGGGCGTCAGCTGGAAGTTGCTAGAATTGACGACCTCAGCCTTGTCGATTAGCAGGTAGTATTTACCCTCACGATATGGCAGGAGGCCGCGCATTCCCTGGAGGAGCTCTTTGACGTTGTTAAAGACGGTCTTATTGGTGTCAATGCGACAGCCAAACGCATACGGCGAGAATGTGGTCGTTTCATAGTCCCACTCAATCGTGGTTGTATCTAGATGGTTTTTCGCTGCTGTGAATGATGTATCGTCAATCGCGCTAGATGGGAGTCCCTTACCGAATCGCTCATTGGTCAAGTAATCGCGCAAAATCAAAGCGGGGTTGGCGCTGTAGGTAGTCGCTGAAAGGGCTGGATCGTATACCTTGCGACCGAAAACGATGGCGTTCACTGTCGGGATGCTTCGGAATACATCCTGGTCGTATTCAAAGCGCAGTGCTAGATATGCCACTCCCTTCAGCTGGTGCGATGACGTCCAATCAGGGTGCTCAGCCAAGAGCGTCGAGTGCGTGATGGTGCCAGACGCATCGCTCCCGTCGTCTTTCCCATAGAATCGCTGCATTTTGATTCTGGTGCCGATTCGAGTCCCAGATCCGCTCGTAAGCGTCGCGCCAGTGCCTGTGAATGACACCAGCTCGTCGTCTATGTAGATGCCTGTGTCATTGCGGATCAGGTTAATTTCGCCCTCACATAGCACCAGACAGACATACAGGTAAGTATTGGCATCGACGTTGCCTGTTTTTGTTGCTGGCCCTGTGGCGATGAAAACACGTGTTCCGCCAATACGCCGCTTCCCGTAAATAACAGGAATCGGGGCGACGTTGCTCTCTGTGTTTAAAAGCGTGCCTTTATTGTCGTTATCAAAGTCATCAAAATCGACACCGATCAAGAAGCCGATAATGTCGCCCAGGATGTTCTTGAAGAACTTGCCGATGCCACTAAATAAACCCATTACTTATCGCGCCCCCATTGAAGATCCTTCACCGTGTTTGCGGCAAACTCAAAGCCATCGTCACCGTCAAAAAACCGACCCTGTGACGTTCCGTTTGTCAGGCGCCCTGCCTTTTTATCGAAGTCAGCCCAGTGACTGGCGACCTCGATTAATACCTCGGATGTCGTTCGACTCTCGTTGATTTCCCATCGCACCATTCGGCCATCGAACATCGTAATCGGCGAGCCTGCGATGCTCACGTTATCTGACTGAAGCACCGCTTTGTAGAACTTGGCCTGCTTATTGATAAACTCGTTTTGGAGGAATAGCGCGATATAGGTCTGGTCTGCGCCTGATAGGCCGAGCGTCAAAGTGTTGACTCGCAGCTCTCGCGATTCTTTTGGCTCGCCGATGCTGATGAGGTCATTCGATGACTCGTATGTGTTGCTGTCATACGTCAGATCAATGGCGTGATCTGTTATGTATACGCCTGAGCCTATGTCCAGGTATATGAGATTTACTAGCCTGACGTAATCACTGGCGAGCGCCGTTTTTGTTGCTGCATCTAATCCTCTGGGCATTTTTAGGCCTCCAGCATATCGACTTCAAAGCTGTACCTATCATAACCGCCGAGAGTCCATTCTTGTATGTCGCCTACCAATCGAACCGTAAATGGCACGTCGTTGTATGTCATAGAGCCAGACGCTGCAGCTTGTAGTGGTGGCGTGATGGTCATGGTGCCTGCGCCTGAGCGATCAGCTGTGACCATATATACCTTGTCGTGAGTGCTGAATTTGACGAAGCTGCCAGCCTTGAGCGTGCCTGTCATGCTTGCCACCGTGACGCTTGTGGCTCCTGCTGAGCCTGTTGCTGTGGCTGAGCCGCTGACGCCAGGAGCTGAGGAAACCTCAGAAGGGCTGACTGTGAACGTCTGGCCGCCGATGCTCTTGCCTGCCACAAAGCCAAACACGGGCCCAAAATCAGAGCGCGTGAGATCGCGATATGTCATCGTGATAGCCCATCGCTGATCGGCCAGGGATCTGACCTGGACTCGTCCATTCCTGGACTCCGTTCTCACGTTCTTGCTGACGGCTGTTATCTGGACGCTCGTCGCTTCTGGTGTTGTTGGATAGCTCATGCGAGTGACGCCCTCCCTTGATCATTTAAGGCCTCATTGATCATATTGATGATCAGGCCGCGACGTTGCACCAGCAGCTCGCTGAATCCCTCTGTGTCGTTCGCCTGGATGTTGAATGACACGTTGGCGGTCTTGTTCACTACCTGGCTGCTGTTGTTGATTGACTCGTTCGGCGTGATAGATCCTCGCGCATTGCCCATTGTCAGGATCTCAGGGCCTCGCTCACCGACCACATAGGATTCGCCAGGCCTTACCTGACCGCCTAGAGCGCGTCCCTGGAGCGATTGAGCTGCATACTGTGCGCCAGTAGTCAGAATAGCTGCAGCTGCCGCAGCGCCCAATACAGGGCCAATGATGGGTATCGGAGCGAGTGACTTATAAGCCGACATGGCTGCACTATACGCATCCGACATGATTTTCTTGGCGTTCTCGCGCTTCTCTGCGTTCATGAGATTGGCGCCTATGCGGAGGGCTGCCTTGCCCTTCTTGTCCTTCTCGCTGAGGAGTAAATCCTCCAGGTTGATGAGGGACGTGGTTAAATCGAGCGCTCCCTGGCCTCGATCAGCCGCTTCCTTCTTTGAGATTTCAGCACGGCGCTCAGCCCCGTATTCCGCAATCTCTGCGAGGGCGTCCTCATACTCTTGCGCTGATATCGTGCCCGCATACTCTGCCTCATCCAGTATCCTCCGCTCTTCCGCGAGCTTGCGCTCTAAGGCTTGAAGCTCTGTGTCGTTTCTTTGCATAACGCGAGCGAGCACTGATTGCTGTGTGCGTATTGCCGCCTGCTCCTCTGCCTCTGCAGCTCGTGCCGCCGCCGCTTCTTTGGCCTTCTCTGCTCTCTCGGCTGCCTTTGATGCCGCCTCTCTTTCGCGAGCTTCCTCCTGCTTAGCTCGGACGACCTCCCTGGCCGCCTCAGCCTCATCATAAAGAGCCTCAGCGCGAGCATATAAATCCGCCAGAGCATCAGGCCCAAGGCCTTCTTTTTCGCCTTGCCGAACTACCGAAAGAAGCGCCAGCTGTTTAGCGCTCATGCCCGCCTGGTAAGCCTCCTGCTCCATGGCGGCAATCATGCCCTCAGTGCTTGCAGCATATTCAGAGCTTGATGTGGTGCCCTTTTCGATTGCCTCATCAAGGTTTTGCAGTGCGTGCCCTAATGCTGCAGCTTTGCTCTGAGCGCCATCTTGCGCCTCGATTGCCTCAATGATAGCAGCAGCCATCTCTCTAAATTCTTGGGTAGTCTGTCCACTTGCTTCAAAGTCGCTCACCATCATCGCGAACTTGGCGCCAGCGCCCTCAAGGCCCTCTCCTACGTCATCAAGCGCATCTTGGAAGTCCCTCACGCTGTCGACGGGAATGCCAAACTTGGCCGCTGTTGCCTGCACTGCTCCCAGGTTGCCGCCAAACTGAGCCGCGCCTTCGCCAGCGTCATAGAACTCAGTGCCCATCGCTTTGACGGACATCTTCACCATTTCGCTGGCTGTGCCTATATCTAGGAGAGCAAGTGATAATTGATTGTTGAGCTTCGCCTCGGCTAGGTCTCGACTGGTATTGGCTAGATCAATAAACGCCTGATCGAGCTGATAGGCAGCTGTGACGGCATTGATCGACATAATCTGGTTGAAGTCGCGCATCGACTCCTTGAGATCTTCGATCGACCTGCCCATACCGAGAAACGCGGGGATGGTACTTGCGATCGCAGCTGTGACACCGACCGCCGCACCGACCAAGGGCACTCCAAGGATGAAACCCAAGTCAGCAGCCTGGACGCCAAGCGCCCTGAGTGGATTTTGACCAGCAGCGACTTGCCCGACGAGCTGCTCGACCTGGATGCCAGCCATGCCAGCCTTTCGGCCTAAAACGTCAAATCCCTTGCCGCCATCGTTTGCGGCTTCTGGCAGCTCGCCGAGAGGGCCATCTGATACGTCTGGGATGTCTTCTAGCGGCTTCTTGGCCTTGCGAGCCGCATCTTCCAGGTCGCCGATTTCTTTCTCGGCAGCAGCGGCTGACTGGCTTAGCTTATCCAGGTCATCCTTGCCTTTTTTGACACCCGTCGTGTCTACTCTAAGTGTTAGTGATCCGACTTCAGTGGCCATTTGGGCGGCGCTCCTCGATATTTACTCAGCGACATGATCGCGCTGACTTCCCAAGGGTCCAATTTTACACCCGTTAGCTGCTCATATGCTGCTAATTCC